ATAGATTTTACAAGAAAATCAGATAGCAAAAAAGGATTTGTTGGAAGAAGTCATAAATTAAGTGGCGACAAAGAATTAATTGATAAACTGATTGATGCTATTCGTGAAAAAGGTGGTTTTGAAGATTCAACTCCTGTAACAAAAACTCCTGCTAAAGAGGAAAAAATGACCTATGAAGAATTTCTTAAAAAAAGACCAAAATCCGTAACAGGACAGACTTACGGTACAGATTGGGGTGGAGGAAATGGAAAAACCGTAAAAAGAACCTATTATTACGGATATAGTAAATGGGTTGACCAAATAGGTTGGTTTAATAGAAATAAAGGAAAATCGGTAACTGACGAAGTTGCTTATCAGTTATATTTAGAACAACCGTCATTGGCTAATGGCGGAGGTTTTGCAAACGACCCTTTCTATAAAGCCTTTATGGAAAAAAGGGATAAACTATACGCTCAATTAAAAAGCAGAGTAGTTCGTGCAGTAGGTATTGACGAAGCAATGGAATTCTTTGATTACGAATATTCAAATATTGCTCCTTATAAATTTATTGAAAGAGCCGTTCAAAGCAATTTGATTGCTCTTGATGAAATTAACAAAGAATTAGTTGAGTCTGCAATAGAGGAAGCAAGAGAAATTGATAATGATGAAGATTTAGAAGAAATCGGAAGTAGTGATTTTACTTATTATTTACAACACGTTTTAGACGGTGCAGGTTTTAAAGTTGGATTTGTTAATGATAGACTACAAAGACTTAATGAAGACGGAAGCGTAAAAGAAATTGAAAATAATTTTGCTGACGGCGGAATGTTTGACGACAATGACGGATTTATGAAAGCAGACAATAACAACAATTATAGATACCCTGAAATGGAGGTTTATGTTGAAACTATTGACGAGCCAATTGATTTAACGAGCAACGTAAGCGGTAAAACTAATAATGTTGTAATCAGAACTCTTGACGAAGACATTGACTTAAATGAAGATAATAGAATAAGAGCAAGAATGGGTTACGAACCTAAAAATAGAACTCCTGAAAAAATGATGATGGTAAATCCAAGAATGATTGTAAATAATTTACCAACGCCTATGTCAAAAACACATAAAAACGATTAATTTATAAATACTATGAGATTATTTAATAAAACAATAGACAGACAATTATTCAAACAATACTCACTTGGTAGCGACCTCTCTAAACAAGAGGTTGTAGCCAAGATATTCAATCCACAAGGTTCAGGAACGTGGTTCATATTGAATTCCGACCCCGAAGACCCTGATTACCTTTGGGCTATTGTAGATTTAGGATATGGTGCTGAAGTTGGTTCGGTAAGTCGTACTGACCTTGAAACTTATAGAGGAAGATTTGGATTAGGTTTTGAAAGAGATTTGTCTTTTGACCCTGTAAATGCAGAAGAACTTTATAATGGTCTTCGTCAAGGTAAATATTATGCAGACGGAGGCGGTGTAGAAAATAAACCTTATATTTTCTTTTTCTATGATGAAAATGGAAATGAACAAATTTTCAAAACTTTAGCAGAGGCTACTAAAGAAGCAAAACAACAAGGTCAACAAAAAGTTAGAGATAATTTAGGCGAAGAGTATTTTGTACAATATGCTGACGGTGGAGGTGTGCAATTAAAAGACACTTGGCAGAACATATTTGAAGAGTACGGATTCAAAAAAGGCAGAAGTAGATATGGTTTAGATTTTTATTCCAAAAGAGGTTATTCTGCAACCGTTGATAATAAGCAAAGAAATGTTGAGTTAATGTTTGATAACGATGTACTTTATAGTGGATTTAGTATTCAAGGATTGTTAGATGCTTTGCAAAACCAATTCGGTAAAAGAAACTTTGCTGACGGTGGTTCAGTTAATGTTGGTTATAATGTATTTAATTACACAGATAATATTTATGCAACAGACGAAGTTTTCAAAACTAAAGCATTAGCGAATAAATTTATCAAAGAATTTAGAAGCCGATTTGCTAATCAAGGTTATTACAGAGATAATAGAATGAATAAAATAAATATTCAAGATATTGATTTGTTAGCAATACCAAGCGACTTTAATCCTTTTAAAAAATTTGCTGACGGTGGCGGTTTAGAATCTTATGGAGAAAAAATAAAAGATGATAAGGGCTTATTTTATTGGAAAAGCAATGAAGACGGTAAAATTAGAATTACAAGTGGAAACGGAAGCGTTTACTTTTTAGAATTCGGTACGTTACCTGAAGCAGAGGCTTATGTAAAAAAAGTAAATTCTCATACACCAAATTTTTTCAGTAGCACTTATGCGAAAGGTGGTAAGATTGAAAATTTCAGAGTAACTAAAGAAAATCCAAAAAATGAGGTTGTTTATACAAAAGACTATACAAATCTTAATCAAGCATTGGCTGATAGTTCTATACCTCACAAACAAGGAGGTATGTCTTATGTAAGGGGTTATGATAAATACAAAAATTTCGTTAAAGTATTAGATAGGAGGTCGCATTGGGATTCTAAATATGCTGACGGTGGACAAATTGAAGTAGTTTACGAACGTAGAGCCGATTTCAAAAAGAAACCTATAAAGTTACTTCTTTTGAATAAAGGCAGAGAGCAAAAAGGTTATACTTTTAGCGGTAAAGACCAAGTTGCGGTTCTTGATAATTACAATCGTAATAAGCAGGAAGACTTGGAGAAACTTTGGAACTTGAAAGGCTACGAAACCAAATATGCTGACGGCGGAAGTTTAAGTAATTACGATGTCGTAATTGACGGAGATTGGGACGAGCCTAAAAAATTCAAAACCTTTAGTCTTGCTAAAAAATGGATTTACGAAAATGCAAAAAACTACGAATCTTTAGAATTGGTTGACCCATACGGAGATACAATTTTCGTTGAGGGAAATTCAACGAAAGAAGATTTAGATTGGTTGTTTTCAAATGATGAAGTAAGTGCTTTTGCTAAAGGCGGAAACATTGCTGATTTTACCGATAACCAACAAATGATTATGAATCAAAATGTTGAGTTGGAGCATCATCACGAAGAATTGGAAGATATTTTGAAAGATGAAATGCCTGTTCCTGCTTGGGTAGTTGCTAAAATGGCTACTGCTACTCAAAGCATTTCAGACGTTACTCACTACCTTGACGGAGAAAAGGAATTAATGGAGGACGAAGATGAAGAAGTAAGAAGTAGTGAGTTTTTTCCTGTTGACGAAGAAAACGAAGAAGAGGACGATGACCAAGAGGCGATTAAAAACCAAAACGTTGTCGAACCAATAAACGTATCTGCGGGTACAAAAGCAGAATTGACTAAAAAGTTTACAGACGATGCTATGGGGAACTTGAGAGGTTTCTTGAAAGGTATGGAGGGAGTTGACTTGCGTGATGACTATACGTTTGATTACAAGGACGAACAATATGAAGTTGAGCCAATCATTAACTCTGATGAAAACGGTGTTTCTAATGCCGTGTTTAGCATTTTTGATGGGGACGGAGAAGAAGTAGGAGATGTTTCTTATAGCCGTGACGGTGGAAAACAAAAATTTACTGCTAATTCGGAATTCTTTAGTTGGAACAATGCAAAGTTTGAAGACGGTGGATATTTTGACGGAACTATTCCAAAAGTTTCAACTTATATGACTAATTATGCTGACGGTGGTGGTATTGAATGGGATAAAGATTCTGATAGCATAAGAGCAGAAATGGGAGAATTTAAAATAATGATTACTCCACAAACTCAAAGAGGCTACTACGATGTTAACGTTAAAGCAAGTAATAAAACAATAGGTAATGAGTATGATGTTTACGGAATAGACAACGCCAAAAACAAAGCGTATGAAATTATTAGCGAATCAAATAAATTTGCCAAAGGAGGAGAAGTTGCAAAAGCAGAAATTCTTGGATTATCAAAAAATATTTTGGGAACTACTTCAATTGAAATGAAAATTACAGGAATGAGAAAATCTCAAGATTTTAGTGTTTACCCAATAGGAAAAGATGATTCGGATAAAATTATTACAATTCAATCTGAAACAAGAATAGGTAAAATTGATTTAAGTTCAGGTCGTGGATTAATGAGCCAAAGTCATTCTAACGGTGCTTACTTTGTCCATTTCCAAATGGATAAACTTATTCCGTTTACATTGAACGAAACCGACTTGGAAGAATTGAAAATGCACATTTTTAAAACTGCGGGAGATAATGTAGGTTCGAGAGGTATTGTTTCTGATAATTCAGGGGCTTCGGGAGTTTACGCTAAAGGCGGAAATGTTGATAACAATTATAACTATATGATGTTAAGCAGGTTGGTTCAGGATTGTGATTATTATTTAGGTAATGGAAACAGATATGGAAAAAATTTGTGGGCGGGTAATGTAGATGGTCACATAGAAGAAATGAAACGCCGATGGAATAACTTGCCCGAAAATGCAAAACCTGAATGGTTAAGTATGGAAGATATTTTAGTTTATGAAAAAAAGATGAAAAACGAATATGCTGACGGTGGATTTATGAACAATGTTTATAAAAAAGGCGGTTCTATACCGTCTGAAATAGTTGCTCACACAGAGAACGATAGTATTTGGTTTTATCAAAGTGTAGGAACTAAAAATTTTCACACTTCTCTTTGGAAGAAGCAAGACGGAAAATTTGAAACTAATTCAGGATATGAGAATAAAACTTTTGATAAAAAAGAAGATGCAATTGAACACGCTAAAAACGGTTTGAAAAGACAAATAGAAGAATACATAGAAAGACCAAATAGTCTTAAAGATTATGTTGGAAAACACTTTGTTAATGCTCACGTTTTTTACTACATAGGGGGGTTAAGAAAAATTGCTTCTAAATCTTCGGCTTGGTCAGACAGAAAGAAAAAAATGGTTAGTCTTGACGGTCAGTATAAACCTGACTTCATTGTTTTAAGAATGGAGGTAAATAACAAACTTGCGCCTTATGATGAAAAGCAAAGTTCCAAAGAAACTACGCTTGACTTTGTTGATTTAGACACAATGAAAAGATGGACTAAAAACAATAATTTAAAAACTATAAAATTGCCGTCTAAATTACAAGAAAAAGTAGATTCTCATAAAAAATACTTTGATAGGTTTGAGGGAAAAAAACTTGAAGACGGTGGCGAAACAGAAGATGTAGATTATCTTACAAGTGAGGATTTTCAAAAAATACACGAAAACCTTGAAAAAGAAGATTTAGAAAAACATAGAAAATTAGGTACTCACAAAAAATTTACAGATTGGTGGTATAGTGGCGGAAGAGAAATTGCTATAAAAAAATATGGCGATGACGAAGAAATTTCTTGGTCTGAATCATACGAAGACTTTAAAGACGGAAAATTTGAAAACGGTGGCGAAACCGAACAAGGTGTAGATTTATTTGAAGACTATGATAATATTCCTGACAACTTACAGAAAATATTAGACAAGTACGAAGATGCTTTTCAGGACGGAGATTATGCAGGTTTAGCAAAAGCCTTAAAAGAAGCAAACGCAATAGGTTATACTTTCGAGTATTACCTTGACGGTCAAGCATACGATTTGAGAAAAATCGGAGAAAAAGGCAAGTCGGAAGTAGAGGAATATGCTGACGGTGGACAAGTTAGAGTTGGCGACAAGTTTAAATACGATTGGACAGACGGTAGAACAGGAGGCGTAAAAGGATATAATGTTGTTGAAATAATCAAAAGCAATGTTACAAGTAGTAAGGACTACAAGACTAAAGTTATGGTTGTAAAAGTAGTTGAAAGTTCAGACCCAAGTCAAGTTGGAAGATTAGACGAAGAATACAAACCAAGTTTCAAAAAAGCAATTAAACGAGGTATGTACGAGCCTTTGCAAGAAAGAAAAAGAAAAATGGTTGACGAATTTTATGCTAAAGGCGGGAAAGTTAAAGATAAAAACGGATTTAATCTTTATAATAAACTTAATGACAAAAAAAACAAGGATTTTTGGGTTTGGGAATATAAAAAACCAAGTGATGTAATTGAAGATAAAACCGATGCCAAAATGTTTGAGGATTATACTGAAAAACTAATTGTGGATTATTTGAATTCAAGAAAAGCAAGAGGTTATAATTACGCATTTCACATTCAAGGTAAAAATGGCGATGACTTTAATTTTGTAAGCCAAACTTGGGAAGACGTTTGGGACAAGTATGACAATGATGATTATGAGGATATTGATGATGAAGAAAATGAAGATGATAATTACGCTAAAGGCGGAGATTTGATAAAAACTCCATTTGGACACGGCGAGTTTTTATGGTTCTTTAATTGGAAAGACGGTGGGTTTAATGAGGTTTATGCTGAAACTAAAGCACAAGCAATTAAAAAAGCAACTCAAGACGGCTACCCTACATATATGCCTGACAATCAATATGCCAAAAGAAGTCTTCAGGACGTACAAGACCAATTCGGAAAAGAAGCAGTTGATTACATTAGAAGCAAATCTACTTGGAGTAACAAAGACCAAAAATCATATTCTAATAAAGACTTGAAACTAACTGATGTTGGTTTTTCAAGTGGTTTAGTTCCTGACGAAAAAACTTTTAGAAAGCAAACTCACGATGATTCGAGAGAAACAACAAGAATGGCTAATATGATGACTATGGCTAAAGGCGGAACAACTGACGGTGGCTCAACTAAAGAATATGCTGACAAAAAATACATTCTTAAAGCAGACATCAAAACCGTTACAGTAAAACGTAATGGTAAAGAAGTTACTTATAAAGGGGCTGATGTTTTAAACGGTGCTAATGTACTTGCTAAAGGTGGAGATATTTCTTCTAAAGCAAACTACATTCCAAAACGAGATGTAGTTGAAGTTGAATTAAATGACGGAAGCAAGATTAAACCCGTTAACGGATATTGGGTTAAGAAAGGTGCTGAACCAATTACTTCTAAACAAGAATTTACTTATAAAGATTTACCTAAAGATGGTTCAGAAATAAAAATTACTGCACCAAAATTAGGTTACTTCCCTGAAATTGATTTGATTTTAAAATATAATTCTAAAAACTTTAGGTTTGACATTTATGAAGACGGAGTTAAGAAAGATGTAGTCGGAGAAAAAGAAGTTTTAAATAATTTGAATAGCGGTATTTATGTTTTCACGGATAAATCAACGCCTACTTCTTCAGGAAAATCAGAACCTAAAATTGGCACAACTCAAATCAGAAAAGATATGAGAGGCAGTTGGAAAGCAGAAACTAATGTTGATAATTTTAACGGCTATGATTGGAGAATATCTACTGTAAAAACTTATAGCGGAAATTTAGTTTCCTCTGCTCAAGGTGGAAAAACCGAAGCGACAGGGACTAAAGGAATTGTAATGTTTAAATACACAATTTACCAAGACCCTAATCACACTTTAGAAGTTTCTAAACCAAAAAGACTTACTGACAAAGTAGTTACCGAGCAACACGATAAAGCGTTGGCGAAGTTCAAAAAGTTTATGGAAACAGGAATGTTTAAAGGCGGAGGTAAAATTTCAAACTTTGATAAACTTTCTGCTAAAGTAGCAAAAGAGTACGAGGGCAAACCTGTAAAGAGCCAATACCAAGAAGAATACGGTCAATATTATTCTAAAGAGGAAGCCCAAGAGGTTGGCGACAAAGTTGCGGGTAAAATGAAAGCAATGACTGCTGATAAAAAAGCATTTGGCGGTTTATTTGGAAGTGCTAAATCAATGATGACAATTCCTAAATACCCTGACCTTGATGACAAGCAAGTCGCTTTGAAATCAGGTAAGTTTGTTCAGGTATTTTCTCAATTAGATAATAAATTAAGCGTGTTAGACGTAGGAAGAATTGGTTCAGGAGAAAGACCCTACACGGTAGATATTTCTGAAGTAGATATGAATTCGTTTAAAGCAGGTGGAAAAACTGAAACCAAAAAAACTAATAGCGGTACTGAAATGCTGAAACAAGCAAATGAGTTGGCTAAAAAAATCCGTAAAGACGGCGAGAGTTGGTTAGACGCTAAAAAAAGAGCCTTTGCTCAACTAAAAAAGTAATATGAACAAGAAATTATTTTATACCGTAACCACAATGATTGGGATTACTATAATTTATTTTACAGTAAAGAAATTCTTCGGCAAAAAGGCGCAACAACCTGTTGGTAGCGTTCTTTTTGTTGGAGATTCTATTACCGCAATCGAATATAAAGGGAAACCTGTAACTTGGACATATCCAAACATCGTAAAAAAAGAATTAGCACCTAAAAATGTTAAGGTTGATGTTGTAGCGGAGGGAGGCAGAAGAACCGATTGGTTATTGACAAATCTTACAGAAAAGTTAAAAACAAATAAATATGACAGAGTGTATATTTACGGCGGGGTTAACGATATGTTTAGTTCTACCACAAAGCAAACTGCATTGCAAAATGTTCAAAAAATGGTTGACTTAATTAAAAGTAAGGGCGGAGAGCCTTATGTGATAATTGGGTATGATGCAAAAACTTTTATGGACGAAAATAAATTAGTCCCAACTTCTTATGTTCCTACAAAAGCAGGAATGATTAAATTAAAAAACAGATATATTGATTATCAAAACTCAATAGCAGATACTATCAAGGGTGCTACTATTGTTGATAAGTTTGATATACCAAGTAGTATGACAAGCGATGCAGTACACCCGACACCAAGCGGACAAAAAATTATAGCAAAAAAACTATTAGAAAACCTATAATTTCAGGTTTAGCATAAAAATAATGTAATAATTATTTGTTTATCTAATAATTATTTATATTTGTAAATTAAATTAACTTTATAAAATTCAGAACACTATGGAAACAATTAATGATTTATTAAAAGCGTTGGACAACAAAGTACCTGCTTCAATTGCTAAAAGATTAGAGGGTTTGAAAAAACTTAACGAAAAATTAGTAAGTGCAAGAGCAGAACACGAAGCAAATCCAACAGAGGTTTCGCAAGAGAAATTAGAAGAAATAGTTGATTTTCTCAAAGACACTCAAGAAGACATTAGAGAAGATTTATCTACTCTTGTTGACACAAAAAGAAGTGCTGATTTAAAACTTCAAGAGGAAGCGAAGCAAAGAGTTCAAAACGAGGCGAGAGAAAGAAGAGAGGCAAAAGGTAAAGCCGAAGCAGAAGCCGAAGCACAAGCCCAAGCAAAAAGAAAAGCACAAGCAGAAGCAAGAAATAAAGCACAAGCAGAAGCACAAGCACAAGCACAAGCACAGGAAGAGTTAGAGAAAAAACAATTGGAAGAAGAAGCATTAAAATTAGGCGGAAAAACTGATGTTGAGAAAAAATCAAAAATCGGTTGGGGAAGTTTACTTTTAGGCGGTGTGTTACTTGTAGCAACGGGTGGTGCAATAAAGTATTTCGGAAGTAGAAAATAATGACCAAAGCGCAAAAAATTTTATTGGTAGTAGGCATTTTAGGTGTTGCTTTTGGAGGCTTCGTTTTAACGAAGTACCTTACCCGTAACGTTAGAAAAATTCGAGGTGGAACTGTTACGTTGCAGACGTTTGACACTCCGCCAAATGAAGAACCTTTAGACGAATAATTATGGGAAAGTACACAACAGTAGCAATTAAAGTACCCGATGTCAATAGAAGTTTTACGCAAGGAAGTTATAAATACTCCGACCCTGCCGTAGCAAAAGGAAATAAAGCAGTTTTAGATAAAATCTATGCTGAATTAGGTACTTTTATTACGAAGTGGGGTATTGAATTTGAAGTAGATGATTCAATTATCGCAGGTTTTATCGCTACCGAAAGTGGTGGTAAAAACGCACCTCCAAATCAATATGACGCAACGGGTCTTATGCAAGTTACTCCAAACACAGTTTGGGAAATTATTGTAAAATGGCAAGTTATGGTAAACTCTCCACTATCTGCTAAAGCAATTTCTTTTTTCAATAAAGCGATTCCGTCAAGTAAAAATTTTAACGCTAATACAGTTCCGAGTTCGGCAGTAAAAAGCGAAATACGCAAAGCATTACAAAATAATCCTGAATTCAGTATAGCAATTGGTACTGCTACTTTAAGATGGCTTTTAGAAGCATTTAAAGACGGTAACGTTGCAAGTATAAACAAAGTTATGGTTTCCTACAATGCAGGTTACTATTCTATGAGAAATAAGGTAAAAGGTGTTTTAACAACTCAACAATTAATCAATAATAAATCTATTCCGATTGAAAGTAGAGGTTACTTGTTAAAGATGTTAGGCGTAAACGGATTTTTAGACTTGTGGTTTAAAAAATAATTATAAACAATTAAATATTAAGATTATGAAAAAAGGTTATTTAGTAGGTGGTTTAGCAATAGTAGGTGCGATAGCATTGTTTGCTTATTTAAAACCAACAACTTCTAAAAGAAATTCAGAGGGTTTCTTTGGAGCAAATGGTAGAACAAGTGGCTTTGCAGGAAAAAAATCAAGTCAAAACTGCGCATATTGTAGAACAAAAGGCGGAGATGTGTACCACACAGGAAGCGACAGAAATTGTAGCGGAGGAGATGCTTGTATTACAAGATACGCATACGGTATGAACTAAAAAAAACAGTAAAGATGAAAAAAGAATATATCATAGGGGGTTTAGCATTAGTAGGCATTATTGCCGTTTTTGCTTGGTACAGTCAGCCAAAGAAAAATAAAGATGGTTTTTATAGCGCAACAGGTGGTTGCGGTTGTGGAGCATAGTAATTGACAATTAAAAAATTCAAATAATTTTGTATAAATGACTAACGGAAAAAAAATATTGTTAATAGCAGGAATCGTAGCAGTTGGTGTTGGAGGTTTTGCTTTGACTATGTATCTTACGAAAAACTTTTATGAAAAAAAGATGTCGATAATTTACAAAAAAGATATTGACGAAATAGTGCAGGATTACGATGTTTTTAATGACCCTAAAGTAGAGTAAAAAATATGGACGAAGTTAACGAAAGCAATAATAATGTCGGTGTCAGCCAAATTCCTTTATTTCCAAATATCACGCTCATATTTGGTAAACTTGTAGGTTTTTTGGAAAAAAGAGGGTTTGCATCTCAATTAGAAAAAAAAGTTAGAGGAAGAACTAACGTAGGATTTGTTGATAGTAGTTTTGAGGCAATGATGAAAACCGTTGGTTGGACTTCAAGTCAAGCGTGGTGTGCCTTTTACGTTAAATTAGTATTGATGCAATTATTTTCTTTTGATAAAGAGTGGTTGTCCAAAAATATAGGTGGAGGCGCAATGCAAAATTTTGAAAATGTAAAAAACTTAAATAAAAAAGGAGATAAAAGGTATATTGCTTTTACAAGTGGCAAATTACAAGTAGGAGATATTTTTTGTCAAGGAGTAGTAGGAAATGGTCATACGGGAATTATTGTTCAAATTTTAGACGAGGAAACAAATTATTGTGAAACTATTGAGGGTAATACAAACTCAAGTAAATCAAGAGAGGGCGATAAAGTAAAAAAATTAACAAGATACCTTGTAGTAGGAAAACCAAGTGGCGGAAAAATAGTAAAAGGCTTTTATAGAAGAAATTTTACAGAACAAGAGTTAAACACTATTAGGTATGATGAAGACAAACAAACGTATGTCTTTGACGAAATAAGTTAAAAAATTATGAAAAAAGAGTATATTTTAGCAGGTTTGGCAATATTTGGCGTTATCGCTATTGTTGCTTATGTACAAAAACCAAAAAGAAATTCAGACGGATTTTTTAACGCAGGTGGAGCAAGTAAACTTAAACCACATAGAAGATGTTATTGTAGAACACCTGACGGACATCTTTACCTTTCTGAAACAGAGGGTTGTAATGGTTCTGACAGATGCGTAGGGCGTACAGGAGTTTATTAATATACAATTTATAAATGGCGTACAAGATTTTACCATATTCAAAAGCAAGGGCAGATATGTTAAGGGTTGAAATAAAGCCCTCAACCAATTCGCTTAAAAAAATTGATGTTTTTAAGAACGGTAAAAAGGTTGCTACAATTGGGGCTTTGGGTATGAATGATTACCCTACCTATTTGGAGAAAGAAAAAAAAGGGTATTTCCCGAAAGGGTATGCTAAAGAAAGACGTAGGTTGTACAAGCAACGCCACGAAAAAGACCGTCACAAAACGGGAACAAATGGTTGGTATGCAGATAAAATATTGTGGTAAATGAGTTTAATATACGAAAATAAAGTACCTGCATCAATCAGGACACCTTTTGTAGAAAAGGTAAAACTAATAGCGACAAGAATAGGTGTTGACCCTAATTGGTTAATGGCTATTATGCACTTTGAAAGCGCAGGAACTTTTAGTCCGTCCATTACAAACTCTTTAGGGTATGTTGGTTTAATTCAGATTGGAGCAAGTGCAAGAAAAACTTTAGGCGTAACCAAAGAGAAATTACAAAAAATGACCGCAATTGAGCAGTTAGATTATGTTGAGAAATATTATAACCTTTATAAAGGCAAATACAAAACATACATTGACACTTATTTTGCAGTATTTTTTCCTTTAGCAATAGGAAAGCCCGATGATTGGATTATTCAAGGTGGCGGATTAACCGCTAAACAAATTTACGATGCAAACCCTGCTTTTAGAAATGTAAAAGACGGAAAATTGAGGGTTTGGGAAGTTAAAAAAACAATGTTAGAAAAACTGCCTAAAGAATGGTTAAATGACGGAAGTTTTAGTTTGATAGTTAAGGCGTACAAAAATTACATAGCCGTTGGTATTTTATCAATATTAGCAGGTTTAACATTATATTATTATTATGGTAGGAGCAGTTCAAAATAGTCAAACAGGAACGTCAAACGAACAAGTTGATGAAAAGATAAAAAAAGACGTGAATTCACAAATTCATCAGCATTTATCAACAATTTTTGTTGTAGTAGGCATTGTGTCTTTCACATTAGGCGCAATAGTAAATTTCTATACAATTCAAAGAATTAGAGGAGGGAAAGCGTAATGAAGATATTTGGAAGAGTTTTAGACACGAATAATGAACCAATGTCATTGGCTAACATTACTATTGTTACAGGTGCTTTTGCTGATAAATTAGGAACTCAAGTAGGTTTAGACGGTAAATTTAATTTAGAAGATGCAGTTATTGATTCTGAATCTAAATTTAGAATTTCTTATATTGGTTATGCTACTCAATTTCGCAAAGCAAGTGAGTTACAAGGTCAAACTATTAAATTAGCAGAAGATTTTGAGATGTTAGACGAAGTTGTGATAAACGCAGGAACAAGACCCTCTCACGGTTCTACAAAAACACCTGCGGTAGTTACATCTACAAAACAAAAGTTTGTTCAGCACTTACAAGACCATAAATTTATTTATGCAGGTATTGGCGGATTGGCAGGAATATTATTAATTGTGAAAGCATTTAAAAGATAAAAAGTTATGGCAAAATTTAAAGTGATTAAGGAAATAAACTTTGGTAGCGGAACTACTAAAGATAAAAGCGGAAAATTAGTTCCCGTGCAAAACTTCGCTCCTAAAATCGGCGATGTAATTAGTTTGGGTCAAGTGGAAACTTTTACTATTCCACCTTATATGCCAAAAAAAGGGTACAGATTTTTTGCTAATCCTTACGAGGTTTCGCCAAATAGTTATGAAATTATACCGTTAGATGCAGTTGAAGAAGTAGATTCAGCAAGTGTTGCTGATAATTCTAATAGCAAAGACGTGTCAGGAAAATCATTTTTACAAAATTACAAATCTCAATTAATACTTGTTGGAGTATTAATAGCAGGTTATTTTGCGTATAAAAAATTTATAAAATAAAAAGTTATGAATGTAGCAAAACTATCATTAAGTACAAGAATGGCAATAAATGATAATTTCGGATTTCCAAAGGGGGAAAACGGAACTATTGGTGCTTTCGTTAAGGTAAGTAAAAACATAGATAAAGAATTAAAAGATTTAGGGGCTTCTATTCAAGGTTTAATGCAAGGTCAAACAACAGGAGAACTTTTTACAATTAGATTCCCAATTAATTCTCTTGATAAAATATCAGAAATTGACGGTCTTGTTTATCTTGACATCGGAGAAAAATTAACGATGGAAACTCCAAAAAGAAATCAACCTATGGATAATGATTTGTTAGACAAACAATATCAAGATGCGATAAATCAGCAAAATGCTTTAAATCAGAAAAATAACTTGACTAAAAAATACGTTTTTAATCAAGATTACGAGGCTAAAGGCACAAATCCAATTGATAACAGTCGAACAGACCAACGCTCGTATAAATTAAAGCATCAATTTAAAAAAGGAGATGTCTTTGATGGAAGTAAGATAGAAATTGGTAGTAATCAAAATTCTACAAAATCACAATTTATAATTGAGATTAATTCTGATTATCATAATTTAAACGAAGACGGTTCATTCTCAAATTTAAAGGGAATATTTCAAGTTCCTGAAACAGTAGTAAACGAACAAACATTTTTACAAAAACACAAAAACCATATACTAATTGTAGGGGCTTTAGTGTTAGGTTATTTCGCATATAAAAAATTTAATAAATAAAAAGTTATGCAAATAAAATTTTTAAAAGATTATGAGTGGAAAGATACTTTAAGTGTACATTGTGCGCCTGAAGAATTGGGTTGTACAGATGGAAGTCAAAGTTTTAAAAAAGGGGATATACTTGAAAAAACTTGGGACATTAGTATATCTTCTGATTCTAAAAATTATGTAATTGGACGTTTTGGATATGGCGTTGTAGTTCCTGTCGAATATTTAAGCGTAACAGATGACAATGGTAAGCCCGTAACAGATTTAGAAGTGGGAAACGCTGACTTTATTGTCAAAAAATATTCAAATCAAGACGTTGCTCCTGAAACATTTTTACAAAAACATAAAAACCATTTACTAATTCTTGGAGCATTAGTAATTGGATATTTCGCATATAAAAAATTTAATAAATAAAAAGTTATGGAAACAGAAGTAGCAGTAGCACCCGTAGCACCAATTCAAACAGTAGCACCTGTACAAACGGTAGCACCGACATCAGGTGGCGGAGATGATGTATTTGAAAATATGTCAAGCCAAAAACCTATGGACTTAAAAAGTCTTTTGTTGTTTGGACTTTTGGTAGCGTTTTCGATTTATGGAATAACGTATTACAGAAAAGCAATAGCAAAATTGAACGAGGAGAAAAAGCCAAATGATGACTTTTTGAATTTAGTAGATGATGTGGAAGAAGTTAAATACAATGTTAAAAAAGCATTGGGTAATAAGTATTCAAACACATAAAATCATTATGGCAAAGGAATCAAATAACGGTACAGTAGTTTTATTGGTAGTACCTTTAGGTCTTGCTATTTTCTCTTATTCTAAAGGTTATAGTATTGGTAAAGGGGCTTTGATAACGGTGTTAGGAAGTGTAGCAATAGGTATTGTATTAGGTGCAAGTTCTGTTGCTTATATGACTTACAAATTAGTCAATAAAGATTACACAAAATAGAGTAGGCATTTAGATAGTGTTTATTAAAAAAAAAATAATATCTTTACCTAAATAATAATAAACCAAGTAAATAATAACAAAATAACAACAATGGAAAAGAGTAAGGGTTTAGGCGATACCGTTGCTAAAATTACTAAATTCACGGGTATCAAAGCAGTTGTTGATGCTATTACGGAAGACTGTGGTTGCGATGCAAGGCAAGATTGGTTGAACGGAAAAGTTCCTTATGACGGTAAAAATGTTCAAAGAATATTAAAATTATTTAAAAAAAACTAAAAAAAATAGAAATTATGGCAAAAGCGGTAAACGGGTATTTCAAAGCAATGTTGGAAGCCAAAAAAAGTAATTCAGCGTCTTTCGAGTATAACGGTAAGACTTATGTAGCGTCAAAAACCAAAACAGGTTTAACTGTTTATAAGGCAAAATAATCGTTATGAAAACTAATGACGTGGTAATGTTCGCACTTGGTTTAGTTGCGGGTTACTTTTTGAAAAATCAATGGAACAAACGAAACTCACTTGCTTCGGCAGATAATGCGGGATTAAATTCGCTACCTCCTGACACAAACAATGTACTTTCTCAAAAGAATAAAGATTGTGAGGCACAAGCGAATAAAACTATGGGTAAAATAGAATTTGCAGTCGGGACTGATTTAGTTGCTTACAAAAAACAATTAATTGATTCTTGTATGAAAGATACAGGAATCAGATAAAAACAAAAAATTATGAACAAAAGAGAAGTAATTTTATTTGGAGCAGGAGTAGTAGTAGGCTACCTATTAACTATATATTTACTTAAAAAAATCATTTATCAAGGAGCAATGGATTCAGTAGAGCCAACAGTTGACCAAATAAAATTGACAGATTGTACAAAAAAAGTTGAAGAACAAATGGCTTCAACGGAATTTAAAGTTACTGCAAATTTCGATATGAACGCTTACAAGAAAAATGCTATCGACAATTGTATGAAAGGCGGAGCAATGTAATTAATAAAAACAAAAAATTATGAACAAAAGAGATATAATGTTAGTAGTAGCAGGATTGGTAGGAGGCTACCTCTTAATGGGTTATTTGAATAAAAATAAATCCAATGCTCAAGAAACAACAGGCTCAACAGGAGCAACAGTTGACCAAGCAAAAGTTGATAAATGTAACGCAGAGGTTGCTTTAAAATTACAAACTGCAAAATTTGGAACACTTGAAGCGCAAGAAGCGTTTAAAAAATCAGTTTTTGATGCTTGTATGGCAAAATCATAAATTTCAAAAAAGCAATTTCAGATGGAAGAATTATCAGATAATCAAAAAGCAAGAATTGTCAATATTCAATATGTATTAGGCTCAATTTCTTTTCTTGGCTCTGTCGGCGGATTAATTTACGCAAACAGAACAGGAGGTAAGTTTTGGAGATATGTAGGTTATTTTATTGTTGGCGGAATGATAGTGGGAGTACCTGCTAAAATTATTTCTTTGCCTTTTGTGAATAAAATAATAGGAGAATCTAAAGACAATCCAATTTCTACTGAAACAAAAGAACCTGAAAAGTCATTGGCTGAAAAACTTCAGGAAGAAATAGATGCTAAAAATCAATCTAAATAAGAAATTATGGACACAAGAGATTTCCTTTTAGTAGGTGCAGGGGCAGTAGTCGGGTACTTATTAGTAGATAAAATGAACAAAAACAAAGCGGGTTCAGCAGTAGGCACAACAAGTCTTCCTGACACTTCTTCTCAATCAGTCCCTCCTGCTACAACAGGGAGTTCACAATTGAATAATGGTTTAAACGATACGACAGGAACACCTGCTCCCGTAATTTACGGTTCAAATCCAAGTCAACCAAGACCCCCAAAAGGGCAAGAAACATTAGTTGACCCAAGATTAACGTTATGTGAAGAAAATTGGAATAAATACGCTCAAACGATGCGATTTGGTTCAGCAGAACAAGCCCAAGCAACTCACGACAACTTTATTACAAGTTGTTTAGCAAAATTACAATAAACAAGAAAAAAAACTATGGAGTTTAACGATGTTACATACGGCAATCCAACAGTTCAAGATTTGGCTCTTATGCAAAATACAGGCTTGATTGACGATTTATTTGATACATTAAAAGACACTTTGACTTTTCCTAAAAATGATTCGGAATTGGTTAAAGACGAACTTAATGAAATAATAGATTGTTTGGGAACAATGTCGCAACCTGAAAATCAAACTTTCTTAAAAAGATACCAATCTTACGACAGGAATTTAATACAGGCTTTGTCGTCAATTTTTAAACAAAAAGATATTGAGGCAGAGCAATTAATTATAGACGTGGTTAAAGATATTCAAGGCTTGATTTTTAAATTAAAGTATTACTATCAAAGACCACGACCAAAACAAATTGCGCAGTATCACAAGTTGAAATTGTTTCCTTATAAAAGTTTTTCAGCACACACGCCCTCTTATCCTTGTGGACATTGTATAGAGGCGGTTGTAATACTAAATGTTATAGGAAATAAATACCCTACTGAATTTCCATTTTGTAAAGAACTTATTGAAGATATTTCATACAGTAGAGTTTATTTAGGTCATCATTTCCCAAGTGACAACGAGGGTGCAAAAGAAATCGGGAAAGCAATTTTAAAGCACCCCGAATTCGCAAAAAAATACGAAATATAAAATTATATAAAAAATATTTATGTTAACATTTGAAATAGTTGAGGGCAGTTTAAGAATAAGTAATGGGACTTCGGTAATTTTATTAATATCGAAGCAATTCGTTTACGTTAACACTTTGTCTTTGCAAAATGCAGAGCCAAAAGTAGAAATTTACAATATTAATTTAGGCACTAATGCAGTTGTAATTGCACAACCATTATCGCAATGTCTTGATAGCGCAGGAAATCCATTTACGGTAGAATCATTTATACTATTTGCGGAGGTTAACTTGGGTTTTAATGGGGGTGGGACACCCCAACCTATAACCCCTTTACCCGCTACAAGTGTAAAATACTATGAATTAGTTTCTTTAATTAGTGATTCAAAATTAGTTCCTAATACGAATTACTTGATAAGTGATTATGCCACAATTTACGACCAACCTGATTATGATGCTGACGGTTTTCCAAAGGAATCAGTAGCAACTTTGCAAGGAGAAACAGAGCCGTTAATTGTTTATGCAATTTCAGTAAGCCAAATTTCTAATGTAGCGGTATCTACCGTATATCCGAACGACACAATTTTTTATGATTGGAATTTTCAATTTACTGAATTTATGAGCCAACCCGCAAGAGGCAGAATAACCAAAAGAATAGATAACGAATTAAATATTAACACAGGTTATGATTTTAGGGCGGTTGTTTATAAAAGATACCAAGATGAATTTACAGGATTATATACCGTTATAAATGATAACGAGCAAGGTTACAGAGATGACATACCTACTTTTGGCTCTCATTGTAACAATATGACTATAAGTAATGTTCGTACAGGAAGTCCTGACGAGCCTGTTTTTTTTATGCCTAATTCTATTTTTGGAACAAACTGTTTTGAAGTATCGACTTTGGATAATTTTTACAACAACACTATTGGCGATAGTTGTAGTACGAATACTTTTGGGTATAACTGTCACGATAACGTAATTTCTGACGACTTCACTAATAATACAATTTTAAATAATTTTTCTCTTAACACTATTAGCACAAGGTTTAATACTAACAATATTTTGAATAATTTTCAAAGCAACACTATTGGAGATGGTTTTACGGGTAATATAATAGGAAATGACTTTAGTGGCAATATAATTAATAATAAAACCCAAAATAACAATATTTTGAATAATTTTAAAAGCAACACTATTGGAGATGGTTTTACGGGTAATATAATTGGAAACAACTTTGGAGATAATAACATTGATTCAGATTTTGCCTCAAATGCAATTGGAAATGATTTTTACAATAATACAATTGGTGTAAATTTTAACCGTAATCAAATATTTAGAGAATTTTACGATAATAATCAAAAAAATGGAACAAACATTACGGGCGATTTTCAAAACAATCTAATTTATGCAGAAGTTGCGAATGTTGATTTTAAGGTTAGGAATGACGTTTTTTATTTAAAACCTAACGTTCGGGTAATAACAGGATTTGATGAAGAGGGAAATCCAAGCGGTCAGCCGTATTATGAAATTTTTATAACTAATACTAAAACGATGACATACGGTGCTTTAAATAATGGCTAAAGAAATTATAGGAACACCTATAAAAAAATAAAAATTAATACGAATACCAAGAACTAACAACAACAATAAATATGAAACACGAGGAATATGAACTACAAAAATCGGTAGCCCGTTATTTATCTTACCAATATCCCGATGTAGAATTTATGTCGGACACTATTGCTTCAGTAAAACTTACCGAAAGACAGGCAGGTAGGAATAAACTTGTTCAAAAGAATGATTTTAAATGCCCTGACCTTTTGATTTTTGAGCCACGCAAAAACTTTTGTGGCTTATTTATAGAACTTAAAATAGAAACCCCTTTTAAGAAAGACGGCACTATTAAAGCATCTCAAAAAGACCATTTACTAAAACAACACGAATGTTTGCTTAAACTAACCTCAAAAGGCTATAAGGCAGAGTTTTCTTGGGGTTTTGATATGACGAAGAAAATTATTGACGAATATTTAACACAATAAATATGGAACAAGAAACTAACAACGTATCAAAAGTATTAAAGGAATTGGATAAAACCATTCAGGTAATTGGAACAGAGAAACTGCTTGAAATTTTAAAGTATTCGAGATTGAGTACGGCAATAACTGAAGAACAAATAAACAGGTCTTTAGAAATCATCAAAGTCGTATGCGAGGAATTTAATATTTCGTTAAGTGAATTTTTCAACAACAACAGAAAAACGGGCAGAAGAATTACAATAGGCATTTCGGCTTACTTAATACAGAAAGAAATGAACTTGAACAATTCTGACATATCATACATTTTGAAAAAATCAGATGAAGCCGTATCTTTGTACAAACAAGAAATTATCAGATTAAATTCAAACCACCCTCAAGACAGGCAGGTATTGGAAAAAATCAAAAAAATAAGTGAAACTATTAACAATAAATTGAAAAATGAGTAACCAAGAAACATTTCAAGACGCAGAAATTATTAATGATGATTTCTCTCCATTAGATGCTCCCGTAAAACAAAGGGCGTACACGCAACATAAAGTAGATGAACAACAGGTTATGCAAGACTTGGAAGAACCTACTTATGATAGACCTAGTTTCGCAGACCTTGACGGTACTGCCGAAGAAGCGTCTTCAGAACCCGACAGACCTTTTAATCCGTCTTATAGCGAATTAGACGGAAAAGAAAAAACTATGGGTGCGGAAATGATGGCTGATATGACGTTAGACATTTACGACAAGGCTTGTTTCTATATGGGTAAAATCCCTGAAATAAGTGAATCAAAACTTGATAAGTTAATTGCAGAGGGGGAAATAGACCCGTCTATTCAACTTCAAACAGAAGCGGGTGCAATGCCTATTAAAGATTTCGCCGTAGAGTTTAATGATAGTATAAAAGATGCTTTTCAGGTTACTGACGAGTTCAAAGAGAAAGTAAAACCACCATTAATCCGTGTTTTCAAGAAACGTGGAATTGGTATGACCGATGAACAATTATTGGCTTACTACTTTGTTACCGATTTAGGTGCAAAGGGCGCACAAGCATTTATGTTGCGAAAGACCGCCAACGGTATTTTGGATTCATTGAAAGAAAATACAATGGCTTTGAGAGAAAATCAAATGAGAAATGAAAGACCACCTGCACCTGCGCCACAACAAACGTATCAGGATAGACCAAGTTCTCAAGATACATATCAAGAGCCGTCAAGAAATAGAGATGTAGATGTGGACTATTCCGATAATATAGCAGAGGTAATAAGTGAGCCTGTTAAAAAACAAGCAAATCCAAAACCTGTTAGAAGAAAGCCTCAAACAAATTTAGAAGAACAGTTGGCTTATTTTGAGCCTGAAGAACAAGAGGTTTTCAGTAACTTAAAAGACAAAGACGGCTTTACGGATAGATTCCAAGACGTAGCAGGTATGCCACAATTCGGCGACCCTGTAATGATGTCGGAATTGGAGAAGTTGAGCAAAAAAGACCCAACTAAACCTGTTAGAAAAGTAAGAACAACTGCATTAAGAAAACCAAGAGGTAAAAAATAAAAATGGCAGGAAATTTAACGAATAATGAAAACAACAATAACAACCCGTTGTGGGTTGTTTTGTTGCTATTCGTAATTTGGCTAATGATATTTTTTTTCAAACTAAAACATACAATATAATATGGAAATTAGAGAACCAAAATTAGGTGTTGCGGTTGGTAGGAAAGGTTGTGGAAAGACCTTTACAACTACCAAAATGATTCAGCAATACGTTGCGGGAAATCCCGCTAAAGGAGTTCCTGCAAGACGGGCTTTAATACTTGATGTTAATGATGAATTTGAAGACATCAAAGCGTTGAAAATTTCTGATATTGTTAGGTTTTCGGCACACCCGAAAATTGAAGCAAGACGTATTAGGGCTTTTCACGATAACGGTGTTAGAATGACGTTAAGAGAAATTCAGGAAACATTATTTAAAATATTAAACGATTACAGAGGTGGGCTATTACTTATCGAAGACATTAACAGGTATATCTCGGATTACTTACCAAACGATTTGGTGGGTGCAATATGCACAAACAGACACACAGACACAGATATTATTTTGCATTTTCAATCAATAGGTAGAATTTCTCCTAAAATTTGGCAAAACTTAAATTGGATTAGGTTTCACAAAATTACAGATGATGTAATTAAGCATCATAGTAAGTACGAAGAGAAATTAGAGTTGCTTTTATTGGTTGAGGCTTATGTGAATTCAGAATACGAAAGCGGGGATAAAAGAATATTTGTTTACGTTGATATAGACGATGAAAAAATAATCGTCAAAGACAGAGCGAAATTTGAAAAAATAATCGAAGACTATTTAGTAGCGAACCATAAGAAACTTTTAGTTCCACTAACTCAAAAGAATATTTTAGAAAAGAACGCCAAACAGTTGACATTACAGGAAGCCTTGAAAAAGAAAAAAAGTATGTTGATTGCACAATATTTAAGATAATATTTTGTAAAATTGCAGTACCAAGAAACTTTAATTAACTGAATATTAATTATTAAAAATTAAAGTTATGAAAAAAAGTAAATTTAGTAGATTATGTATAAAAGACCTTTCCAAAGGTGTAATAATGACTGTTGGTACAACTATTGTGGGTTTGTGTAGTACAAGCGTGGTTTCGGGGATTTTTCCTGCAACGGCAGATTTTATAAATATGGGTAAAGTAGGTTTGCTTTCAGGCGCAGTTTACCTGATTAAAAACTTTTTTACAAACTCTAAAGATGAATTTTTAAAACAAGAAGAAGATGGACAAAGCAACATTAGATAGAATAGCATTATTGCACCCAAAAGTAAGAGAAGAAATGAAAACAATTATTGACGAGTGCAATAGTGTTTTGAAAAAACATTCTCAAGTAAGAGTGGCGCAAGGTTTGCGAACTTTCGCAGAACAAGATGCCTTATTTAACCAAAGACCAAAGGTTACTAAAGCAAAAGGCGGACAGTCAATACATAATTACGGATTCGCCGTTGATATTGTATTAATTATAGACGGTAAAACTGCAAGTTGGGACACTCATAAAGATTGGGACGAAGACGGTATTGCTGATTGGGACGAGTGCGTTAAGATTTTTGCAAAACACGGGTGGTCTTGGGGAGGAAATTGGCAAAATTTCAAAGATATGCCTCATTTCGACAAAATAGGATTTAATAATTGGAGAGTTCTAATTAATAAACCTAAAGACGCTAATGGATATGTAATTGTATAGTTATGGAAAATTTAAAAAACGCTTTGTCAAACAAAATGACCTTATTGCTATTAATGGTTTGTTTGATATTTTGCTTTCAGTTATTTAATTTGTTCAGTAATGGCAACGAGGTTCAAAAAGTAAACTACATCAAAAAAGAGATTACGAACCTAAAAGATGAAGTAGAGGCTATTTACGAATCTGAAAAGGCTTTGGATAAAAAAATTGATACTTTTAATTTACAAATTAAAAATATACACGAAGCAGTTACTATAAATAACACAAAAATTGAAAACCTTAAAAAATATGAAAAAGTTCAAATTGATAATTTCAAGTCTTATGATGCTCGTATGTATGAGCAGTATTTCACAGACCGCTACTCCAAAAAGTCAACTACCGAAACAATTAAATAAAGTAGAAATAGATACTGCCGTAGCAAGATTAATTGCAAAAGACCTTGTGAGTGGAGATTTCTGTAAATCAGAAATTAAGTTGGTTAGAAGTAATTTAGATTTGACCAAGAAAGAAGTTGTTTTCAAAGATAGTATTATTAACACTTTAGGTATTCAAAAAGAAAAACTTAATTTGATTATTTCAAAGAAAGACGAAATGTTTACCAAGCAGGAGGAAATATCTAATACATATCGAAAAGCACTCTCAAAGCAAAAGGCTACAACTTTCCTCTATAAACTACTTTCACTATTAGGTGTGGTATCTACCGCAATACTCATAATAAAATAATAAACTAAAGCGCACCAATACGGTGCGTTTTTTTTTGCTATTAACTTTCACGATTTAAAATAAATAATTGCAATTTGATTATTTATTGATAAAGTAGGCAGTTATTAATTTTGATTTGAATATATGCTATAAATTTGGCTTTGATATTATTTCTGTAAATAATTATCATTAAAAATAAGTTTAAACAAAAAAATCATTCTGAAATGAAAAACGAAATTGTTCCTTTATTAAAAAGTGTTGCCGTTGTTGTTGTAGGTGTTTTGATTGCTAACTATGTTCAAACAACATTATTAGCGAAAAAAGTTGACGCTTCTGCTACTACTACAAAGTAATTAGTTGTCTAAAAAACGAGTAAAAAAAATTAGTATAAAATATTAAAACAAATCAAAATGTCAAACGTAAGAAGATATTTATCAAATGCACGTCAAAGTGCAATGGAATCTTTCTCAAACGCTGATGGATTCATCGACCAAGACCTGTCATTCACAGGAGATGATTTCTTTAGAGCAGACGGAGGAATGGGTCAACAAGATATTCAAACATCTCAACCCTACATTATCAACGTGACTTCTACATCAGGGTCAGCAGTTGCAAACTTTAATATACTTGGTTCTTACCAATATATTAACAACACAGGTTTTTCTAACGGTTCGTTAACAGTAGGTTCTGTAACAGTTAGTTCAGGTATTCCTGACATCACTTACCAAGAGATGTTATACCAATTTATGAATAATCCTTATTCTGTTGGTTTAACTTACATTCAATCGGCTACTGCTAACCAAGTTTTACAAACTTTGTCAGTAAACACGAGAGATGCGAATGGTAACTTGGCACAAAAAACTTTAGTGCCTACAATTGACCCGTATCAGCAACAAACGAATATCGTTGCAATGAAGTATGCTTACCGTATTGATGGTTTCACAAAAATCATCATTGCTCAAGTGTTAGCAAACGCTACATTGTCACTATACTTCTACCCTGCTGACAACATTAACCTTGCAAGAGCGTTAGGTGGTCAACCTGTAAGCAGACAATTCGGAACACCTCCTGTAACTAATGGACAAACCATTAAGTTAAGAGCGTAATTATCAGAAAGTGATATAACGAATTAATGTATAATTAGAAAAAGAGCAAGTTTGATTTATTTCTACTTGCTCTTTTTTACTTAAAATCAAAAACTATGAACGTATATGAATATGTTGCGGATTCCAATCCAAGAGTAGCAGAGCAAATAATGAATTCATTTAACTATGATGCCATTAACTGCCCTGATATGGGTTTGAGCCAATTAGTTGACAAGGTTGGAGAACCTGCTTTGCAAAAAGTTATGGAAAACCACCCTGACAAAGACATTATTTTAGAGATGTTCTCTAAAAGCGAAGATGAAAAAGGTAAAAGTTGTGGTTGCGATAGTTGTAGAAACAAAAGTCGTATGAATGATGATTACTTACATTATCTCAATGTTACGGGTAGTGGAAAAGTTGCTCCTGTACCTGCAACAACAACACCAAATGATGCTTCTGCAAATACACATTTATTGGCAAACCAAACAAATGTTATTTTAGTAGTGTCAGCATTGTTTATAGCGACTGCATTAATCTTAAAAAATAAATAAAAAAATGGCAAATTCAAAACCTACTGCTCAAACAGGAGCATTAACATTGGTCTTACTTGTAAGATTGTATAGAAACCAAATGATTGCTTTATTAGTTAAAAACGGTATCGTTGTTAACGACAATTCTTCTGACCAACAAATCGCTACATTAATGGCTAATTTGTTGAAAGTTTCAAAATCTTATTTCCAAGATTTGAATAATTTCATTATGAACCCAAATGTTGCAACAGTTATTGCAAGTGGATTAGGAGAAACTGCTCAATATTTTAAAATGAGTGGAAACGGATATATGAACTTCACAACTTCTGATGAAGATTCAAATCCTGACCCTGCTTTACCTACACCTAACAACAATACAAATTCTAATACAAATGCACCTGCGCCTACTTGGTGGTCAGGAATTAAAGCAAATTTAGGGGGTTATTTAAGTGACGGTATCAAATTAATTGGTACTATGAATACAAATAACGCAAACGTTGAAATTGCAAATGCAAGAGCGTTAGTAGAAAAAGCAAAGGCAGATGCTATAATAGCAGGAAGCCAAACTTATGTTGACCCTACATCGGGAAAAAAGGTTAACGTAAAAGACGGTACTCCCGATAAAGGAATCAGTACAACTGTTATTGTTGTATTAAGTTTAGTTGGAGTAGCCTTGTTGGGTACTGTAATATACTTTGTAGCAAGACCTAAATCTTCATAAAAATAAAAAGTTATGGTTATAGATGAACAAATGTTATCGAACATAATTGGTAGTTCTGTTGGAATGTACCCTACTGAAGTAGCAGAAATGCTTACTCGTAACGAGGTGGTTGCACCTGCACCTGAATACACACTTAACCAATTGGTAGAGGGTGTATTTATTGGTTTAAATCAAAATCCAACTTTTGCTCAAGAATACGGTTCTTGGTTAGAGCAAATCGTAACTACATTAACTTTTTAAATTTAAAGATATGAGTAAATTTGATTGGTCAGGGTTAGTAAAAGCAGTTTTACCAAGCGTACTTGGACTTGGAACAGGTTTGATTATGAATAATCAAAACGTTCAAAATGCACAAGGTCAAGCAAATGCGCAACAACAACAACTTGACACACAATATGCGATTGCGTTAGCAAATCAACAGGCTATTGCATTACAAAATCAAGGAGGTGGAAAACAAAATGAGCCACCACCACCCAAGAGCAATACGGCTCTTTATATTGGATTAGGCGTTGGCGGATTAGTGTTAATTAGCGTTATTATTTTCGCAGTTACACGAAATAAAGATTAAAAACATCAATTATGCAAAATTTTTTAGCACAAGCAAAAGACATAGCGAGTAAGGACAAAAGAGAAATTCTTATGGTTACTACTCAAGCATCGGTAAACGGTGCAGTTACAGGACTTGTATTAGGTCTTATGATTGGTTATTGGAAAAACAAAAACGTTTATGTTGCGGGACTTATTGGCGCAGTTATAGGTGGAGTTGCTACAAGCATAATTGTACATAAAAAATAAGATGAAAAATAAAAACTTAATCATATTCGGTCTTTTGTGTATTGGAGTTTACGCTTATTTAGATAAGAAGAAAAAAGACACGACAAAACCATATACCGATGCAGAGTTGGACAAGAAAATTGTTGACCTTGTAAATAAGGCAATGGATTTTGCAAAAAGCAAAGGCAGAACTCAAAGTCTTAAAACCACACAAGAGGCAATAGACCAAACTAAATTTATATTTAGTGACGCTAAAGCCAAAGGAAAAGATTTAAGCAGGGCTAATGTCGATAAATTCTTTAAAATTTATTGGATTATGGTTTTAAACCAAGAGGGAGATAAAAGTCAAGGAGTTGCCACAAAAGAAGACAATGATTTTTTAATGGATTTTATGTCAAAACCTCAACCTGTTCAGCCCGTAGGAGTTGTTCAGCAGTCAGAGGGTTTCTTTTTACCGAAAACACCTGTTAATGTAAATTTTTAAAAATAAAAAATTATGAAACCAACTAATTTAGTAATTATATTAGGCTCTGCAATATTAGGAGGGCTTTACTTAACTAACAAAAAAGCAAAAGATAAAGCGAAAGCAGACGCAGATGCACTTATGTTAGCATCAGCATTGGCAACTGCTCAACCACCTGCTACAAACGTTCTAATAAATACTGCTCCTGTTCTACCTGCTGAACCTGTTGAAGATTTAACGGGTCGTTACTCAACTGCTGAAGCAACTAAAAAAGCATTAACGGTAGTAACTAAATGGATAAGTCTTTTAGATGCTATTCCAAAAGAATTCTTGACACAAGAAAACAAGAATATCATAAATCAAAGAATTTGGGCTGAAAAAGAAAAACAGGCTAAAATTGATTATGACAAGGCATTAGCAGAGGCTAAATTAAAAAACCTATCTAAATTTACTTTTCAAGGCACAACATTTTGGACTGCTAATGAAGAAGACACAAGAAACGGAAGTTTTATAGGGTCTATTTGGAAACTAAATAATCCATACGGAAATTACTTTAGTAATTCATTTAAGTATAGAGAATCAGTAGGAGAAGCAATTTTAATGAACGCAAATTTAATAAAAATTGCGTCTATGAATAATCCGAATGACCCTGCAACATTAGGAGATTATGTAAAACTTGTTAAAACACAAAAGTTTTCAGAAATATACGATAGATTGAAAGTTGTATTTACAGAACTTCCAAAATCAGATGTTAATAGATTGGTTGAAATATTGCCTAAATATTTAATGGCGGTTAGTGATAATTTTGCTTACTTCCAAACTGAATATGAAAAAAACCCATTTACAATCGAAGAGCAATTATACTTAAAAGACATTAATCTTGAGCAGTTATTAAGCCCTCCAAGAATTAGTGAAATAAATTGGACTACTTTGATGCAAAATCAGCCTTATAGGGGAGATGGACTACTTATGACAAGTAATGCAGTACCAACACCTATTATTCGAGCAATACGATAGTTAATTCTAAAAATTAAAAAAAATAGTAAAATGAAAAAACCAAATATTTTATTCGCAGTAATCGGATTAGTAGTTTCTCTTGGAGTAGTTTACGGTTACACATACATTATCGGAAAATCTTGGAAAGCAAGTCAAAAGTAATTAATTTAAAAAATCAGTAAAATGGAAATTTTAAAAGACAAAAAATTATTAGTAGGTGGTTTAGCAGTAATAGGTGGTATAGCACTCGTTGCTTACTTGTTAAAGCCAAAAGCACCAAGAAAAAATTCAGAGGGTTTCTTTAATGCGGGTGGGAGAATTTTACCAATAAAAGAACCAATATTACCAATAAAACAAGAGGTTTGTAATTTGCCTAATAATTTTGTTAGACAGGTAGTTACTAATACGGGAGTGATTAAAACTTTTTGTGGTAGATACGATAGGGTTGTAACTATGACACCAACAGGTAAAGGATTTCAATATAGATTGCGACCTGAAATTCCGAGTGCAACTTTTGTAAATGGTGGTTTTGTAAATTCAAACGGAACAAATGTTATTACAACATATCAAATAATTAGTAGTTCTGATTATGAATCTGCATTTATTTATGGACAAAATTGTTAAAAAACATTAATCATTAATTCAAAAAAAATGGAAATTTTAAAAGATAAAAAAATATTAGTAGGTGGTTTAGCGGTCATAGGTGGTATAGCACTTGTTGCTTACTTGTTAAAGCCAAAAGCACCAAGAAAAAATTCAGAGGGATTTTTTAATATGGTTGGTAGTCCAATACAAGGCTCAACAAATCCATTTATACCAAATTCTTTTACAAGACAAGATACTTTTTGTAAACTTTGTGTGCTTTATGAAAAAAAAATAAATTCAAAAGGGCTTACTGAATACACTAAAAGACTTACATCGGGTAATACAATGAGCCTTGAAGTATTTGGAATAACAGAACAAGAGTTTAATTTGGCTTTTACCAAAAACGGACTTTGTAAAGTAAATCCACCAACAAAATAAAATATTAATCATTAATTCAAAAAAATGGAAAAAAAGTATATCATCGGAGGTTTGGCGATAGTAGGTGCATTAGCATTATTCGCTTATTTAAAGCCGACAACTGCTAAAAGAAATTCAGAGGGTTTCTTTGGAGCAAATGGAAAAGCAAGTTTTGCTAAAGCATATTTATCAAGCGGAAGCGGTTGCACGGTTTGTGACGGAGGAATGTCAAACTATTGGGCGCAAGGTGGTCGTTGTAAACAAGGCGACAGATGCGTTAGATAATTAATTAATCTTTAAATTAAAAAAAATGGATAAAAAATTAATAGTAGGAGGTTTAGCGGTAGTAGGTGGATTGGCACTTGTTGTTTATTTAATAAAACCAAAATCGCCAAGAAAAAATTCAGAGGGTTTCTTTAATGCAGGTGGAAAAACTGCAAAATATGGTGGAGGTTGGTGCAAACGTTTTGACCCAAGTAGAGGTAATATTTATATGCACGATAACGGTAATGGTGGTTGCCCTAAAGGAGAAACACACGTTGCAGGATTTGGATTATAAAAAGTTAAAAAAAACAATTAAAATTTAAGAAAATGAACAATAAAAAATTATTGATGGGCGGTTTAGCAATAGTTGGTGCAATAGCATTGGTTATGTACTTAAAGCCAAAACCAAGAAAAAATTCAGACGGCTTCTTTGGAGCAAATGGAAAAATGAGTAGAAGTTCATCGGGTAACTGTGAAGTTTGTTATGATAATTATTCTGCTAACAATTCTTCTCAAAGTTTATATTATGCTAATAATGGTTATTGCAAACAAGGCGATAGATGTAAGCGAAGTGTAAAGATTACTCAAGCATAATATCTTATAACTAAAATTATAAAGTATTGACTTCTAATAAAAAAAAACTAAAATTTAAGGAAATGAACAATAAAAAATTATTGATGGGTGGTTTAGCAATAGTTGGTGCAATAGCATTGGTTATGTATTTAAAACCAAAACCAAGAAGAAATTCAGAGGGTTTCTTTGGAGCGAGTGGAGGCAGTCTTACAGGTAAGGCTCGTTCAACCTGTAAACTTTGTAAAGATTCTGAAACAGGAGGTACTTACCAAAATTGGAATGGTATCTGTGATGCAGGAGATTCTTGCGTGAAAAAAAGTTTGTAGTAAAATCAAAAAAATATTAACAATTAAAATTTAAGAAAATGGAAAAAAAATATATCATCGGAGGTTTAGCAATTGTAGGTGTAATAGCAATTATTGCTTATTATAACAAACCTAAAAAGAACTCACAAGGGTTTTACGGAATGAACGGCTCTTCTTACGGAATGAACGGTCAATACTACAAATAATTAAAAAAAATATTAACAATTAAAATTTAAGAAAATGGGAGAGTTTTATGACGAAAGTAATAAGCCAAGTACAACAAGTAATTTGGTTTACATCGGAGTATCAGCAGTAGTGGTATTTGGATTAGTTTATCTTGTAGGTCGTGCTTGGAAAAAAAGCCAAACTGCATAATTAACTATGGTTTCAGTTCCGCACCCTAAATATAAATTTAAGGAAGATTTTACTGCAAAGTTATGTAAAGACTTTATAGAATCTTTTACTACCAAAACACCTTGTAAATCTTACGAGGATTTGGTGTTTAAAAAGGGGAATGTTTTTGAAGCAAATATAAATGTAGCGAATAAAAACCCGAACATTATATTTGGTTTTGCTAAAATGACACCTTTTGAAGTTCCTTTAAACATTTTGGAAAAGGTTGATGATTCAACTGAAATTACAGATGTAGTTCAAGGCGACCCAAGAGTTAACAAAGCAAAAAAACAAGCGATAATTGATGCCGAAGAAAAAAAGGTAAAAATGATGTTTATAGTTCCTACAATTTGTATATTAGCGGTTGTTTGGATTTTTGGCATTAAAAAACTTTAACGTATGAAAAAAGTTGTAAAAGTTGGGGCATTATTAGTAGTATCTGCGGGTATTATTTACTCCGCTTTCATAATGTACGAAGACTACGTTAAGACGCATAAAAGACCACAAGAAGTTCAACCTTTATTTTCAGGAGGTACAATGGGTAATATAGGTTGTGTAGTACCACCCTGTTTTTAAAAAATAAAAAATATTATTATGAATAAGAATACGATGTTTTACGGATTAATAGCAGTAGGCGGTATATTGGCTTATTATGCTTGGAAACAACATAGTTTAAGTATGAAGCAATCTTCTGAAAACGCTACTACACCGTTAAGTCATACTTCGGGTATTTTTGCTGATGACGTTCCTGTTGACCCAAGTGTTTTAGGTTTTCAAACAGGAGGTGTAAAATCTCCACTTGCGAGTATAAAAGAATCGGTAAGTCAAATTATTGAGCCTCTTATTGGAACGCCAAAACAAACTGTATTAACGGGTCAAGGGCAATTCCTTGAATCATAAAAATTAACCTTATGGAAACTAAAAAAATAATAGGAATCATAATGTTCGGAACTTCGATAGGTCTATTAGTTTATATCTATAAGGGGTTCTTAAAACCAAGACTTGAAGTTGACGCTGAAGTACAAGCAGGTGCAACTTCGCCACCACCAAAAACAACAACAAAATAAATTATGGAAACAAGTGTAAAAAGTCCAAATCGTTTGTGGAGAGAAAGCGGAACTACGTTAAGTTTTGCTGATTGGATTCAACGTGAGAAAGACAAAAATAATTTTTTGGTAAACAAGAAATTTGAAAATTTTGCAAATATGCAGGGCGAAATAGATGATGCTAATTGGTTGCAAGATACAATTAGTCAGTCAAGAATTGATTTAGGGATTGACGCTCCTAAAGCAGACAAAAAGCCTGATAATTCATTTGTGGGTTTAAACAAAACAATTCTTCTACTTTCCGTGCTAATTATAGCAGGGGCAATAGGATATAAAATTTATCAAAAAAGAAAGTAGTATGAATTTAAGGTTAGATACAAGATTTGAAGAGATGTGCTTGGTAGTCAAAGTTGCAGTAACAATGCCTACTAAAGTTAGAATTAAGATTTTTGACGAGCAAAGACCTAAAATTGTTTTTACCGATAGGTATAAAACAGTTAATTCTGATTACACTTTTTACGTTCGTATGCCAATCACTTCTAAAAGCGTTGTGATTTCGATATATGATGATAGAAAGGGTAATTCTCCGCAAAGTCAAGACAATAATATCAAAGTTGTTTCTGTGGACAAAACACCTTTACAAAAAAGAATTGACGTAGTTGATATTCACAATCCAACTATTGCTTATTTTGTAGATTTTGCACAAAGATTTTGTTTTAACGAGCCTTATTTGGAAGCAAATAAATCGTATCAGTCGGACAACGGAGGTTTTATGATTGAGTTGTTGCCAACCATTATAGATTCAAAAGGTAAAGAACTTACTACACCTGCGAGAATTTCAAGAATGACAGGTCGTATTCAGGTTTCTAAAAAACAATTCGATACCTATACAATACCTATGAGGTTTGCGATTCTTTGTCACGAGTTTAGTCATTTCTACGTTAACGAAGATATGCACGATGAAAGCGAAGCAGACTTGAATGGGTTATTGATTTATTTAGGGCTTGGTTATCCAAGAATTGAGGCGTGTGAAGCGTTTTTAGAAGTTTTTGAACATTACCCAAGTCAGGAGAATAAAATGCGTTACGATAAGATTAAAAACTTTATCGACAACTTTGAAAAAGATAATATAGTATTTAGATAAAAAAAATATAGGTTATGGAAGAAGTAACAATGTTGCCAATAGAATTAATAAAAACACCAATTAAACAAGGGGTTTCTATTATTAAACAAAATCCAATTGACTTTGTTGAGAAATTAGGGAAGTATGAGTTAATTTATGATTACAAAGTTTCGAGTTGGTTGGACACGTTATATGCGCAAAATACTATGCTTGGAGGAAGTTTGATTAATTCATCTCCTATGGTAAAAGAGGGCGGTTCAAATGCTAATATGATTGCGCCAAGTGGATTTATGTCAGGAGAAATGTCAGGGCAGTATTTTCCGCAACCCGTAAAGGTAAATTCAGAGCCACAAGTGGGTACTTTTTCAAAAGGCAACATAGTAAACGTAATTCGTTTTGAGGGTAATAATGCAATTATCCAAAACCCTAATTTTGTTGAGCCTGACCCTAATGCACCTAAATACGGGTGGTTTGATAGTCTTAAAGATTTAAAAAAACAAAAAGAATTTTCAATTCCTAAAAATTATTTAAGAAAAGTTGACGATAATTTAGCGATTACTATTTCGACAGGAATTTTATATGGAGGTAATACAGGACAACCTGTTTATGTAAATCCTGTAAAGCCTGTGTATGATACTACTCTTGAGCAAAATGCGACTTTTGTATTGACTAAAGACTTTGATTATGTTTCGGGAAGTCAAATGATTAATGATGGTGTTAAATTAGGTTCAATACCTGTTTTTACTACTTTGAAAGCAGGAACAAAAGTTTCAGGGAGATTGTTTAGCAAATACATTCAAGGGTTTAGTGGGGGGTACTACGGTTCGTTAAGACCTGCCACTCAACAAAATGTTCTCGAAGTAAAAGGGTATGGTTCTCAAGGCTCTATTGAAATACCAATAGACTATTTGACGAGATTTCTTGTAACAGTAGTTTCTTTAGTAGATAAAAAAATAGGTAAATGCAACGAAACAGGGCTAATTCACACAATGGAATACAACCCTTGTAGAGTTTCGGCAGTTAAAGGAGAAACTTATAAAGGTTATATCGCAGGTGGTTCTTTTTACACTACTGACGGACAGACTTTTATACCAATAAACGAGTATAAAATTATTGAAGAAAATAATGTTTCAGGTGTTCAAACAAATAGCGGTGCAGTTGTCCCCGCAAATATTGACAACAAAAATTTACTGATGATAGCAGGTGCTTTTTTTATAGGGTATGCTTTATTCAGCAACGGTAAATCATCTAATTAAAAAAATAAAAGTTATGGCACTTACAAAAACAATTTTAATTAAAGAGCAAAATATACGTCCAATTGAAGATTTGGAGATATTAGAATTACCACCTATTGTAAAAAACGGTAATTTAGGAAAATACATTTTTCTTTATGATTTTCAAACAACTATTTACTCCGAAGAGGCTCACAACATTATGAAAATAAGTTCCGTTGGTGGTGCTTTTAATTTACCTAAAGGCTCTTTTTTTGATTTGAAATACTCAAAAGGCGATATTATTAATGTTGTTGATTTCGGCAAAACTATTAATAATAAGGGGGCTTTGGAAGTTGATAGAAATAAATTAATCGTAAATGTTCCAATTTATGTAAAACCTATCATCAAGCCTACTCCTGTAAATGATTCTGTTGCTATGGCTGAAATGAATAAGTCTTTCTTGCCAACTGTAACAATAGACAATAGTTTTAATACTTTGCAAAAAGTGGCTGAATCAACACCTATTACTACAAAATTTGGCGTAGGTTTTGGTAAAAACCCGAACCCTAAAACGCAACCTGTTTTAGACAATCCTGTAACACCAAATCCAAATCCAACACCAACAGGAACGACAACTACACCTGTTGTTACAAATGGAGTACAAAACACGGAAGAAACAAAAGGCTTCTTTGACGATAAAAATAATTTAATAATGGTAGGAGTGATACTTTTAGTAGGGTACTTACTTCTCGATAATAAAGCAGAATAACTATGGCGACTAAACCAATTACAGTAAACAAGGCATTGACAATTGTTTATTTCAACAATTTGATTCTTGGAGAGTTAAGAAAAAATGGAATTAACGCTTGGGTAGCAGGTGGTGTTTTGAGAGATTATTTTTCAGATAAACCTCTTAAATCTGACTGTGATGTTTTCTTCCCAAGTCTTTCGGAATTCGACAAGGCAAAAAGTTACTTAATGTCTAAAGGGGCTAAAGTAATTTGGGAAAGCGAAAATGGAATGAAAGTTACTTACAAAGGAAACACATTCGATTTAGTTAAAATATTTAGACCAAATCCATTAGAAACTATTAGCCGATTTGATTTTACAATTTCTATGTTTGCCGTTGATGGTAAAGATGTGTATTACGGCAACAATTCGATTAAAGATTTACAAGATAGAAAATTGGTAATCAATACTATCATTAATCCTTTAAGCACGTTAAAAAGAGTTTTGAAGCACTACAAAAAAGGCTTCACAATGTCGGCTGAAGAAACTAAAAAATTATACACTTCATTAAATAGTCTTCCTTATGACGAAACAGACGATTTGCTTAACGCAAACGGAACTTCAGGAGGCGGAATGAAAGAAACAGTATATATTACTAAAGACGCACCTGTTGTGCCTATTGATTATGCTAAATATGCTATGATTGGCGTACTTGCGCTTTTGGTAGGTTATGTTGCGTACAAAAAGTTTAACACACCTAAATAATAATTATGGGTAGTTTCGGAGGGGTTAAAATAGACGCTAAAAATTTTCAAGAAACTGTTGACTTGGCTCAACAGAAAGCGTTATTGTTGGAGCAAAGCAGAATTCAGGCGTTGGCTCAAACTCTCACGGATTATCGTAATGGTTTGACACAATCTGTTGGCGACAGAATAATGGTTAATCCCGAAAAACTTTTAAGAAGAGGTGTAACGGGTGTTTTAAATCAAGATGTTCCTTATAATTTACTTTGGACTGCTTCGGAACAAGAGGCGAATAGAGTTGCTTACGATAAGTGGAAAATAGAATTGGAAAAACAAAACCAAAGAAATCTTCAAGCGTATCAGACGGGTGGAGAACAAGTTTTTTCTGTTCAGCCTGTTGGTGCTTACAGTTTGCCATATAAACAAGGAGGAATACTAAAAGCAGGAACAAGAGTTCAAGGCGACCTTTACGCTCAAGATATTCGACCTGTTGGCGGAGAGTATAACGAATGGTTGGTTGTAAATGTGCCTAATTCATTCGGAGGTAGCGTTAGAGTAGGTTCATCTTCTATTACTTATGATACGGTTTCAGCACCTAACAAGCAAGAAGAAAAAGAAGAAGACGATAAAAAAATAAAATTAATTGTAATAGGGGCTTTTGTATTTGGGCTTTTATTGAGTAATGATTAAAATAAAATGGAGTTAAAAACTAAAGACGTATTGTTGGTTGTATTAGGTTTGGTTCTTGGCGTTTTTTTTTATAACAATAGAAAAAGAACTTTTATGAAAGGTTCAGAAGTAAAAGTTGACTTAAATGCTGATTGTGAAAAAAAATGGGAATCAAAGGCTGATTTAGATAAAGGTGCTATCGGTGCTACCCGTGATGCGAGAAAAAAAGATTTTATGTACAGTTGCGTAAATAATATTGCGCCACAAATAATAATGAATTAGCAATGAGTAATACTAAAAAAGTTTTTTTGATTCTTGGTGGCGCAGTCGTTTTAACGGGTGTGGTTTTATTTTTTATAAAGCCTAAAGCCAAAATCACATTAAGAAGAGGTGGAACAGGAACAATTCAATTAGGCAATGCAAAAAAAGACTTTGAAATGGGTAAAAGTGCCGACCTTGTAAGTTGGAACGGATATGAGTTGCATAGTTCAGGAGAAAAACTTTGGTTTAGAAAGTGGGGAAGAGATTTGGTAAAAGCAAATGGAAGTCCTGATGTAGAAATTGTAGCAGAATAAAAATATGACCTCAAGTACAAAAAAAATATTAATAATTGGTGGGCTAACAGTCGCAGGATTGTCAACCGCCTATTTTTTGTATAAGGATAAACAGAATAAAAGACCTGTTGGAATTATTGATGACGAGCAAGTAGATTTTGATTACGAGAACGTAAACGGCTCAACTTATGCAGGTGGAATTAAAGAGGGTATTACATTATCAGTTAATGATTATAAAAAAAGCCTTGAGCAAACCCTTAATGATAAAACATACGCAAAGTATTTAGGTCATAAAATTTATACGCTAACAGATAATGTGAACGTTAGAATGGGTGCGGGTGTTAACAATGGAATTATCAACAACATAGCAGGTACTATACCTTTAAAAAAATCATTTATAGGAAAAGTTGTTACTGCTAAATTAGGAGATGATAAAAAAATATGGTTTGCAGTAGATGAAGAAAACTCAAACCAATTATATGAAATTAAAAAGAATTTCAGTTGGAATATGATGAAGCCTAAAGACCCTACATTACGTTGGTTTAGGTCAGATGTAGTTGTAGTTAATATGAATAAGAAAAAATAAGGTTATGAGTAATAAAAATTTATTAATAGGACTTGGAGTAGCCGTTGCGGTTTATTATTTATATAATCAAAATCAAAAGAAAAAACTTGAAACAGGCTCGTATAGCGATGCTGAATTAAACAAAGTCGTTACGGATTATGTTAATAAGTCAATTGCTTATATTGAAAAAAGAGAGCCAAACGTAAAGCATAAAACTTTTAAAGAAATTTTTGACGGTATTATGCAGATGATTAACAATGCTAAAGCGAATGGTAAAGATGTAAGTAAAAAAAATATTGATAAATTATTGTCCATATTAGAGTTACAATACAGAAACGAATCAAACGATTTAAGTTTAGGTCAAACAACACAGGAACAATGGAATTTTATAGTTGACTTTACTAAAATGCCTACTACTAATGTAGAGCCTGTTAAGCCTCTTACCCCTAAAGGACAATCTCAAATTGCGCCAATAAATGTTGGTTCGGAAGAAAGAAATTTTGGGGACGGATTATACATTAAATACGGTAGATGCGATTCTATAACTCATAAATGCGAAATAATTTCTGTCAGACAATTAGCGCAAGGAGAGGGCGGAGGATATGTAAGAACATTTACTGAAAAAGGTATGTACTTCAAAGAAAAAGGCAATGTGAATGTTGCTCCAATTGTAAATCAAATTACTGAAAAAGAGTGGAATGATTTAATGCAATCTGTTCTTATGAAAACAGGGTTTTAACAAAATAAAAAAAAACAAAATTATGAATAATAAAAACTTACTTATAGGACTTGGGGTAGCGGTTGTTGCTTACTACCTTTGGAAAAAAAACAAAGACAAAACTGTTGCAAATGCAGTAGCACCTATAACTGAAAAAGAAAAAATCGCTTTGTTTGAAAATGCAATTAATAGTTATCAGGGCGGAGCAAAACCTCCGCAGGAATTATTAGATAATATTCAAAAAGCAAAAGAGTTGGCAAACGCTCAAATTAAAGAGTTAAAATTGGAAGCCGAATTCTCTACTTGGGTAAGTAACAGACCAAAAGTAGATTATGGAAATCAACCTCCGCCAATGAGTGCGCCACAAGTTGCAGACAGACCTTGTAAAAAATGGATTCAACCTAACTGTATAATGTCGCCTTGTCCGCCAATGTGTGCAGAATACTAAAAATTTAAACATAGAAATTATGACATTAGATGCAAAACAGAAAAAGTATTTATTAATTGGTGGGGCAGTAGTCTTGGGAGTTTACTTAATTAGCAAATGGCTACATAGTTTACCAAAACCACAACCCGAAGATTTACAAGCAACCCCTGAATTAGATAAAGATTTAATTCTTGCGAAAGGTTCTAAAGGTGCTGAAGTTTCAGAGTTACAAAGAACTTTGGCTAAAGATTATAGTGCTGATTTAGGAAAGTCAGGTGCTAATAAAGACGGTATTGACGGAGATTTTGGACAAATGACCGAAGACGCTTTATTTAAAGCAAAACAAGTTAGAAAAATCGCATTAAAAGATTTATAAGATGAACATCAAAGACAGAAAAACGCAATTAATTATTGGTGGAGTTGTTTTGGGTTTAGGGGTATTAGTTTACTACTTATTCAAGAACAAGCCTTTAGGCGTTGAAGTTATGGAAATCGACCCGAATTTAATTACGCCACAACCAAGCACTTTGGATAGAAATTTAGTTTTAAAACAAGGTTCAGAGGGTGCTGAAGTTGCTGAAATGCAAAAAATTCTTATCGTAAAATACGGTCAGGATTTAGGTGCTTTTGGAGGCAATAAAGACGGCATAGACGGAATATTTGGAACGGTTACTTTGGCAGGTTTGTTGAAAGCAAAACAAGTTTCTGAAATAGCATTAAAAGATTTATAAAATGGGAAAAGGTTACTACATAGTAGGTTCGGTTTTAGTTGGTGTAGGGCTATATTTGCTTTACAACAAAATTAAAAATGGAGGTATAAACTTCAACTTGAGAAGTCAAGATGAAGTTACACAAGCGGAAGACGGAAGTCATTTGAATCCGCCTATGGAAGTACCGTCAACAATTCCACCATTAGCCACACCGCCAATAGTTTAATTATGAAAAATAGTACAAAAGTAAAAATTGTTTCGGCGGGTCTAATAATTTTAGGTTTATATTATTTTTATAAGCATAAAATGCAAAATGCAGAACTTGCAAAAGACGCAACAAAATCGGGGTCATCATTTAATACTCCACCTGCAAAAGCAGATTGGGATAAAGTTTTGAAGAAAGGTTCTATCGGCGTAGAAGTAGAAATACTTCAAACCGCATTAAAAACATTAGTGGTTGACGGTAACTTTGGGGACTTAACCCAAGCGAGGCTTAAAAAAGTAATGAATGTGACGGAAACTTCATTAAATCAGTATAATAAATTCATTAATAAAAAATAGCATTATGAATAAAACGGCAGTAATTATAGGAGGTGTCGCTTTTTTAGGAATTGGAGCATATTTTTACTTCAAGCCTAAAGCAACAGTAACAACAGGCGCAGGTTCATCAGGTGCAAGTTCAACAGGTTCTACGGGAACGACAGGAATGACAGGGACGACAGGGACGACAGGCTTATCTAATACAGGTTCAGGAACATCTAATTCTAATGAAGTTGGCATAGGAACAACCGAATCGCCAATAGTTTATAATGCACCATCAATAGAAATATCTCCTGCTTCATTATCTAATTTACAAGCAGTTGTTTATCTAAATAAATACCCTGACGTACTTGGTGCGACAGGTTGTTCTACTTTCTGCTTTGATTTTTTAAAAAGAATAAAAGACCATTGGGTTTTAACAGGGAAAAAAGAGGCAAGAACAATTCCAACGATTAAAAATAGTATTAGTGTGCCAACAGAATTATCAGATGACCAAGCCTTAATTTATTTAGCAAAATATTCTGATTTATTAAATGCTTATAAAGGAAATTTAGCAAGAGCAAAACAACATTGGGTTGAATTAGGAAAGGCAGAGAACAGAACAATTGATATAGTTGTTTAAAATCAATAAAAAATAGAATTATGAATAAAACCGTAATAATAATAGGAGGCATTGGTATTTTAGGAATTGGAGCATTTTTTTACTTCAAACCTAAAGCAACAGGAACGGCAGGTGCGGGTTTAACAGGTACAGGAGCGACAGGTGCGAGTTCAACAGGCACAGGTTCAACAAGTACAGGTTCAACAGGCACAGGTTCAACAAGTACAGGTTCAACAGGTACAGGAACGACAAGTGTTCCGCCAACAGGAACAGTTTTAACTACTCCTGAACAAGTTGCAGATACCGCTAAAAAAATTGCGGAAGCAAAAAGTTTGGCTACTAAAATATCAGATATGAGAACTAAAAGAAGTTCTTATTTGGTAATAAGTTTAAGAGATTATGCAGTTGCTTCGGGTAATGAATTTTGGAGTACAAACGACCAAATGCTTAAACAATTAAAGGCAAATGACATTACTAAATTAGAGAAAGACATCAAAGATTTAGACGAGCAATTAGGTAAATTAGGTTATATGGAAGTTAATGGCTCTATAACTAAAATTATATAATTTTTAATTAAAAAACTATGAACAAGAACGTATTAATATTCGGAGGTATTGCCATATTAGGCGTTGGAGCATACTTATACTTCAAGCCTAAAGCAACAGGAGCAACAGGAACAACAGGAGCAGGTTTAACAGGAACAGGTACAACAGGTACGAATACAACAGGTACGGGGACGGCTATGCCACCTGCGGGAACTGTTTTTACTACACCTCAAGAAGTAGAGGCTATTACTGTAAAAGTTTCAAGCGCAAGAGATTTGACAAAAACTATTTGCGATTTGAAGAAAAAGTACAAGATAACTGAAGACGAGATGAATGATTTTATGAATTTTACAAGTACTCCTGAATTTATGACAAATGCACAACAAACTGCTTTGGCAATGATAAAAAACGCAACTGCAAGAAAAGAAGCGGTTAAAACGGTTGCGGATAGCATTAACCAATTAAAAGAATTGGGTTACAAAGAACAAGATTGTAAAATGGTAAAAATTGCGTAATTTTTATTAAATTCGCATATTAAAATAATAATATTATGGCACAAATAACTTGGAACACAGTACCCGACTATGATGAATGGGGTTGGGACACATCTTGGAGTTGCGATGATTGGATAACTTGGCATCAAAAATTAGCACAACATTTCGGAGAAGCAACCGCTACTGAAATTTGGAATTATGCTTTTGACAAGACGACAAATTTAAGTTCTAATTTAGATTGCATTTCAATAGACGCAAGTTTTAGGTCTTATGTAAAAGAACATAATCTAAAAGTCTATCAAGATTTGATAACTGACGTAATTGGAGGAGGTACAGATATTTTACATAGCGCAGTTGATACAACTGTAAGTGTTTCGACAGGTCTTTTAGGTGGCGTAAAATCTGTTTTAGGAGGAAATAATTTCAAAAAAACCGTCAGTATAGTTTTAATAGTTGGAGGTATAATTGGGGTTGCTTATGTTTATAACGCATTTAAAAAACGATAATTATGAAAAATAAAAAAGTAATTATAATTGCAACTACTTCTATCATAGTGATAGGATTACTGTTTTTTGCGATTAAAAAAGCAGGAGTTAAAGACATAACAAATGACCCACAACTCAAGGCTGACTATGATGCTTTGATTAAAAAAATTGATAACGCTAAAAAATAAATTATGAACGGCGACAAAAAATTATACTTATATTCAGGTTTAGCAATAGTAGGTGCTATAATTGCTTATGCTATTATAACAAAGAAAAAACCTTTGCCTGATTCAAGCGAGGGTACAGGAATTCCTGACCCTGAAACTAACGTTGCGGTTACTACCACAGGAGAGGTAATTGACATTGAGCAAGTTGTTATTCCTGCAACATTGACTGAAATTTTAAAGAAAACTTCGGCTCAAGCGACTGTTGCGTTAATAAACAAACCTGTTTATACTAAATTAGATAACGTAAAAGTTAGAAACGAGCCTTATGTAAATAATGGTTTTATTAACAACATTATGTCAACAATAACTAATAGAGGAACTCTTTTAGGTAATGTAATACAGGTAGTTGAAGACAAAGGTAAATTAACTAATCCTGATGGCAGGGTTTATAAATGGTTTAAAATTAAACCTGCTCAAATTACGTTGGACGATATGAACAGAAACAAAGACTTCCTTACACACGTTTTCTTGGCTGACAGTACAGGAAAACAAATTTACGTTAGAGAAGACGCTTTAAAATTAGAAAAATAAAAAAAATGAGAGCAAATAGAATACAACCAATATCCGAAGTACGAACTTTTAATGACACTATTGACGGTGGTATCGACTATCCTGTTTTTAATGATGAAGTTTTAAACGGAGGTTCTCAAATCGTAGAGCCTGATGTTATAACGCCTATTTACCCGACAGGAAGCGGTAATCTTGGAGAATTAAATTCTGAAGAAGTAATTGATGTTGTTTTGGCTCAACAGAATTCGGGTCAAGGCACAAATAATTCGGGTACAAGCACGACTACTTCGGGTCAAACTACTTCGGGTCAAACTGCGGGAACAAGTTCTATAAAAGAACCTGCTACTGAAGTTGTGCCAAGCGCAACAACAGGTAGTACAAAGACCTATGTTGATGGAGGCACAACTCCTGATTCTGATATTATAGTAGATAAGCCAAAGCCAAATTATTTAGTGTTTGGTCTAATAGGTCTTGTTGGAGCGTATGTGGTTTACAAGGTTTTTTTTCAGAAAAAAAGTGAGTAAGATATGGACATAAAGCCAAGCGCATCGTTTCAAAAAGAAAGTAAATTTGTCTTAAAGGTAGTTGCAATCGCTACGGTAATAACCGCTTTAGCAGGAGCATACTACTTTTTTGTCAATAATGTTTGGAAGCCAAAGGTAAAAGTATTAAGCGTAGATTTCGATAATGGTTTTGCGACTGTTGAAATGCCTTTCGGGAGAAAGGTAGATATTTATGGAGATTCACAATTTTTAATTGGCGGAGAATGGGGCGTGAAGTTTGGAACAGTAAATAAAAGCGGTAAGACATCTTACGAAAATTTACAACTTTTAAAGCACGGATTGGTTGAGGAATATTTAGATACCTCAAAGTTTAATAAATAAAAACGTATATCAGATGCAACTTTACAAAGCAAATTTGAACGGAGTTATTACTCGAAGCACTAAAGACCCTACTGTGAAGTCAGGAGAAATAGTTGCGCATTTTATAAAAAAAGGCGAGTTGATTTTAGTTACAAACGTTGAAGAGTTAACTGATAAAAACTTGTCTTTTCCATATAAAAAATATACTCTTTGGAACGGTAATTACGCTATTCAGGTAGCAACCCCTGATGATGTAGTCGCTTATACTAAAGCAAGTTTCGCTGACGTTCCTGAACATTTATTTATACAAATACAAAAACCAAAAGTTTACATAACTTTAGGAATTATATTAGCGGGTTTGGCAACATACTCAATTATTCAAGAACGAAAAAATAGTTAATTATGGGCTTTACAGATATAGGTTCGGGCGGAGGTAGAATATACGATTCAGGCGAAATAGGAAGATTAAATGATTACGCAAATCAATTTAACAATACTACCGACCAAATGGACAAGGAAGAGGCGAAGAAAAAAGACGCTAAAAGATACGTTATTATTGGCTTTAGTGCAGTATTGCTTTTAGTAATATTGAAATTGATTGCTCCAAGAAAAAAATAATTTATGAAAAAGCAGAATATTGGTTTAGTTGTTATTTTGGGCGGTGTTGCGTTTATCGGCTTCATTTGGTTTAATAGAAATAAGCCAAAATTAGCGGATAAGCAATTGACTGATTTAACTGCGCAATCAAATAGCCTACAAGCGGGTGCTGACACAATAGACAAGCCTTTTGAGTATAGTGAAGACGTTAAAAATAGTGCGGGTAGTAATCCTTATACAAGTTCTACGACAGGAAATATGTATTCAAATATGACACCTGCTGAAGTTAAGGCTTTAGGGGAAGCCGTAAATCAGGCTTGTCCAAGTTGTGCAGGTCTTGGAAATTTAGGAACAAGTCAAATAACACTAAATATGCAAAATGCAGATTTTAGTCAGTTAAGTAATTTAGGCTTGGCTAACATTGATTGGTCAAATATAAAAATTAAGTAATGAAAAAGCAGAACATTGGTTTGGTTGTTATTTTAGGCGGTGTTGCCTTTATCGGCTTTATTTGGTTTAATAGAAATAAACCAAAATTAGGCGATAAACAATTGGCTGATTTAACTGCACAATCAAATAGCCTACAAGCGGGTGCTGACACAATCGACAAGCCTTTTGAGTATAGTCAAGAAACGAAAGACTTCCAATTACAAAACCCTTATAGTTCGAGCATATTAAGTCATTCTGAACAACAACAAATTAACCAAGCGGTAACAGAAAACGTGGATTGCGGTTTAGGTTTGGCTTGGTCAACAGGAACGGATTGTACTGCATATAACGCTCAACATCAACAACAAGCAAATCCAAATAATATAAGTACAAGCGGGTGTAATCCACCAAAATTATTGATTACAAACGTATCGAGATTTGATGCAGGTTTTCCAAAGCCAAGTGATGCAGGTAGCCTTTGGAACGTATATTACAGTATTTGTGGGGCTAAAGTAAACGAGTTGCTTCCGATAAGTTATAAAATCACAGTAGTTGATTTAATTGGTTCTCAAGAAATAGTTGTAGATAAACACTATTTTGTTTTTGATAGTCTTGGGGGAAATTTACCAAGAAGACCAAAAAGCGCAGTAGTCACTTTATCAATAACTGATAATAAAGGCAAAAGTTATATTCAGACGTTTAATTATAAAGCATAAAAGTTATGGTAAGTTCATACGGAGATGGTATAATGGGAGCGAGTTCGGAGTATAGCAGAGCGCAGGAATCTGCGTATCAACAAGTATCGAACGAATTCGGCTCTTTGCCTTATAACTGTCAGTC